AATTTCCATTCCTCTATGAATTGAAACATTCGGCCCGGCATAACGTCAACCACCACTAAAGGAAATTGGCGCGTTGATTGGTCAATCTGATCGGGGGTACCAATGAAGATATCATTTATCTGCGCGTGATGCTGAGATATGGCCGTGAAGGTTGCGAGTATCTCGTTTAGTGTTGCGTTATTTCCATTCATAGTAAAAGCTTATACAAATATTCCGAAGCGTCCGCCGTAATAACCCCTCCCTATCCGTGACCCTCTATGATCCGGGTGAAGATTAAAATTTCCCTGATACGCATTTCGGCGATTGGGTAACATATCGCCCTGATTAACCATACTTTCATTGTAGGTTGGGAATAGCAGATAATTGAACTTTAGATATTCAATCAATCGTTGAGCGTAGAAATCGCCCGCGCTTCTAAACCTTTCTGAAAATGCCTCAACAGTCCCTTGAGAAGCGGGTTCCGAATTGTCGGACCGCAATTGTTCCAGACCCTTTACCGTATATTTAAAGGAGTTTGCAAACACGTTTTCCATCATTGTATATTGGCACATCATTGGTTTTATGTAGATATTCAATAGATTGATTTCATTCGTGCTTAAAGCATTGTTCACAAAATCAGTTTGAAGCTGATTTAGAAACTCCGTCCCAAGTAAAGGTTGCAAATACTGATCCTGTACAAGCTTTATAGACGGTATAAGGGTCTGAGCGTCTACGTTGGGTTGTACGTATGATCCATTAATTAAGTCCTGTACGGAAAGGAGAAGGACGTTATAAGCGGCGGGATTTAAAGGCATAATTATTCGTTTGTGTTTTCTTCTTCGGTATCAGGTTCTACAGGCTGAGGATGTTGTTCCGTGGTATCAATATTTAAATCGTCATCAAGTGTCGGAAGTGCTTGACCAGGAAGGAGAGATTGAGCCGTTGCGAGGTTCTTAATGGCTAACGCTTTATCTGAATAGTTCAAGTTCGGAATATTCTTGTCGCCGGTTAACGCACCATTCAACTTAGAATCATCTATATACCCCGAATCTGCTATTGATTGGCGCACTTCCTCATTAGTCATATTCGCGCTTATAATTCTTTCAACCGTGAAGTAGTTGAGCAATTGCGGGATCGGCTTAATCGAAATATCACAATCTTTAAATGAGATATTTAAGAGCCTATTTAATACGTTTATGATTTCGCGTTGTTTCGGTTCAACAACAAGTTTACGGAAGTTGTCATAAGCTGCTTTAAGCTGCTGATTGTCGCCTAATTTTCCTTCCTGGCTGATCCCAAAGACAGATGGGGAGCAAAGGTGAATTCCGTATATCTTATCCTGAGTAGCTTTACTTAGGGCCTGGAATTTCTGATCCGATGCGCTATCTATGATCGGCTCAATCTTCGCGGCCTCCTGGTTGGGTTCATTGTAGATGAAGACCACCCCACCCGCTTTATCGGTACGGGCAAACTTTTCCATAAAAGCCTTTTCCGTCTCCTTTCTTTCATCATCAGAAGGAAGGCCGGTAAAAGTCTGTACGGTCATATTAGGAAACATACCGGCCTGAATATTGGCACGATGATAGTTTGCTACCTCTACATCCGTAATAATCGGGTTAATCCCCTGCTCATATTCAGGACGCGGATACAAAGTCCGCGATCTTGTTCCCTTGTAGTAAAATATTTGTTCACCGCCCGATTGCTTGATAGCGTCCGGCTCAGTGTTAAACAAATATTCAATAGTCGAGTTGATATTGAAATTAGATTTATTCGCGGCTAACGTCTGTTGCTTGTACACATGCCATTGGTCCCAATTCTTTGAGTACTTCAATCTATCCCCTGGAATGTTGTACCTGTACTTAGAAATGTCTACATAATAAATCTCTACGATCTTCGTACGCGCTCTATTCCAAATTACTTTTAACGCAAATCCTCCAAAGATTTGATCATCTAAAACAACCTTACGCCAAATGTCCTCCAATGAATCACCCTTTCTATTACATTGCCCAATGAATTTGTTTATTCGCTTGTTGCCTGATTTAGAAAACATGCCCTTACCTACGATGTGATTTACTTTACCGTTGATAATTGATCCGTGTGTAGGGCTGTTCGCGTATAGCGTCAAAAGGAATTGAGGATAAAGGTTATCATCATCCCATGAAATAAAACCTTCTTCACCGGCCAGCCAGGGAATTTCCCAATTTTGCGGACCTACATAGTCTTCCTGATAGGATGCAAAAGATATACTGACCTTTTTACCTTCTGTTGATCTTCCTGGAATTGGTGTACCTGGAGCTTTCACAAGCTGCTGTTCTTTAACTGCCATAGATTTGATATTGTGGATATATGTTTGACTGATATTGTGGCACTACGGGGGGAGCGTCAGGTAAGACCTGACATTTGCCCGTCTCGCAAATGTTGAGGCCGGTAGGATCGAGCGTTGAAGTCTCATCTTCATAGATGACATAATCATACTGCCCGAGTAGAGGAAAGAATACTTCGCCGTCTTCGGGGTTAGGGTCCGCCGTTTCTGTAATACAGAAAGCATTGTAACGGGTCAACTGAACCTGATCCGTAGCAATGCAAAAGAATTGTTCCTTTGTCGAAGAGTTGGTAAATTGAAATAGATAGATCGGGTTACACGGATTGATTGCCGATTCCGAAACCGTCACTACTACTTTATTTACCGCTCCTTTGTATACTGTTATCATAAAAAAAAGAGCCCCACTCCCCTAAAGTGAGCAAGGCCCGATATATTTGAAATGTGAAATGAGAACTAAGAAGGAATAAGCAAGGCAGCAATTAGACCGCTTGGCACCTGGAATGATTCCACAGGTTCTTCACCTTTGAAAGTCAATTTCCAACCTGAGAAGTCCGTTCCCTTTGTACCGAAGTCGGATTTTGTATCCGTCAATGTCATGCCTTTGGTTGCACCGAAAAGCCAATACGTTCCATCGTTATTAAGGGTTATGATACCTACGTCCTGTTGAGCAAGCAAATAGATTTGTGCTCGTTTAACCTGTTCGTATCTCAAAAGCTGGATATCAATTGTCTGATCTACAGAAACAACACCGTTCGCGCTGGATGCTTTCATATCCTGTTGCGCCTTACCCGTATACTTTTCGAAGTCATAACGGAAAGCCTGATAACCACCACCCGGAGTAAGAGCGATTGCAGAAACAACCCCTGTGCTCCCGGATAGCGTCAATGTAGAAAGGTTCTGTATCTGGAATATAAACACGCTGGTTATACCCGGTACGGCTATTCTACATTCCAACGGTACGTTACTTGTAAGAGAACAATTAAAAGACATTTATAATAAATTTGAGTTTGTGTAATTGAAGGAAATAAAAGGGCCAGTTAAGAATAACAGCCCTTTGTTATTATGTCAAAAAAACTAACAGGAAACACCAGCAAGGTTATTAACCACCGTTCGACCAATAAACCACATCACCAGGAATGGAAATCTGTGTACCCGTCTTGAAGTCCAGCAGCAAATTAGTTGTCTTACCGTTGTTGTCCAGCCAAATTTGGCTATTGGTCATATCGGAAAGTCCATCAATACCACGGAACATATTTACTTCACGCGCACCATAAATCACATTTTGTCCGTCAAGACCGTGAACCGCTTTTGTCCACAATGGGAATCCGTATACCTGGAATTTGTAATTGGTTCCATCTACAGCCGAAGGATTGAACAGGTTAAGGTTAACGAGGTTCGTAACATAATCGTTATAGGTATCGTAACCCGTGAATGATCTAAAGTCATTCGTGTTCAACAATCTTGTAGGAATAGCGCGGTAGAAAGCCTGGAACAAGCCTACAGCAGTTGTTGCAGACATGGTAGCGGTGTTACCAGAAATATAGCCCTGTGCGGTCTGAGTGTTAACTAAGAAACCGTTATACAGGTTCAAAGAGTTATTTGCGTTGTTTCCGCCCTGAATAGCCTGCCACAAGGAGTTTTCGTAATCACTACCTACCTGGGCTAGAAGCTGCTTCAATACAAGTTGTTCGAGGTCGCCACCAACCGAAACACCCTGAAGGGATTTCTGTTGTTTCAGATAGAACATAGTGAAATACTGTTCCAAATCTTCAAAGCAGTAACTTTTCTGAATAGTTACGCGGCCTACCTGCAAGGTTCTTTGCGAGAACTGATCAGACCCATTAGGGCTGAAAGTACATCCTCCACCAGCTTGCCAAAGGGCACTTGTAGTAAGGTTGTTAACGAATTCGGCATTCTTAATACCGTCAATCGTAGTAACCAAATCCGCAGTTTCAGAAGCGTTAAAAACTGTGGCGGTCAGGATGTCCGGGTTAAGCTTAGTGTAATTCGGCAACCCTGCAACATCGTAGGAAAATTTCTGTAATTTAGTCATCGTATAACTATTGAGTATTTTGTAAATTATTTTTTCATGTGCGCCGTTCTTTCCAAGTAGCTTTCACTATTCGGAACAGCACTAACAGCACTATTTTTGACTTCCTTAACGGCTGGTTCATCTGCCAGAATCTTGACAATCTCACCGATTTCCGCAATTGCAAATTGTGCTTGCTTTGCCATTTCGGTTGACTTCTTTACTTCCTTTGCATACTCAGCACCTTGAGTAACTGCCCCGGTAAGGGTAGCAGATATCTGCTGAAGCTGTGCAATGATCGGGGCAAGGGCCTGGGCAATTGCAGTGGTTACGTCATCAGAAGAAACCGGCTCATCATCGGGATCGGCTGCACTTTCTTCTTCTGCTTTAACGGTCGCGTCATCAGCGGTCGCACCTGCTTTAGCGTTGGGTTTGCCTTTGTCTAAAGCGTCTTTGCCTGCTGCCTTGTCTGCATCGGCTTGCGCCTTGTCAGAAGATTGGGCCTGCTCTACCGGCTCGTCGTTGTCTTCGCCTACAGCGGTTTGGGGAGCTACAAAAGCTTCTACAGCGCCATCCTTAATAAGGCAAGAACCACCACCATCAAAATTATATGCACCATCAGCTAAAGGAGCTTCGTTACCGGCATCGTCTACAGCGTAAAGAACTGCCCCTTTGGAAAGTTCGCCATCCCATTTTACAGATGTATTGTCACTGAGCTTTGCCGTCGAAAACTTCACCGCAGAAAGCTTGCTTATCGCTTTATCGGCTCTTTTACGCAAACCTTTTAACTTGTCAAGAATATTCATTATTGAAATTTACTTTTGTAAGGGAAGAAATTACAGGCCAGGAGAATAAGCGGCCTATATTTATATATACCGGAAAGTCGGAAACTGCTTCAATCCTGTTTACTGTGTAGATAATCCCCGTTTAGATTACTTCTGCGCGGCGGGAGGGCCTTTAGGATCGATCTTCTTTTTCCATGCGGCTATTATCTTGTCCTTCACCTTCGCAAGATCGGCGGGGCTGTAAAGGGCGGCATCCTTCGGGTGATTGATGTAGGACCAACCGGCGCGGATATGTTCTACCGTATCCAATGGGTAGCGTTTCTTCTGGTCTTTTTGATAACAAGGATCGGCGTAATCTACATTGCCATAAGGCGGCTTCGGCTTTTCTACCTGGGCTAACACTTCCTCTAATTGTTGGGCAAGCGATAGCGGATCAGGAACTTCCTCAAATAGACCTGTAATGGAAAAACCGGAAAACGTTTGTGCTTTGATATCGGCCCATATGTCCGGGTCTTCTACTTTATACTGAACAAACCAAGTTCCTTCGGGCAAATGAGAAAAGGCGGCGGGCGCGAACAGACCATATTTTTTATTGCTGATATATTGGCCGATCATCGTTACCCCCTTTACTAGCTGCCCGTCATGTTCCAAATCAACCTTGTTACCGTTGTTCTGTTGACAGAAACGAACATTCGCGGCCTGGATCGTTTCCTTATCAATAGTCACGTAATACGGCTGCTGCTGTTCTGAATCATTGCGAAAGATTAACTGATCAGGGATCAGCAGGGGGCCGATACATATTTGATCATCCTCATCCTGTACGGCAAGCTGTAGCGGCTTGGGCTGCTTCTGCTGTTCTGAGAAGGTTACGAAATTAACGTCTATTGCAGGACGCTTGACCAGGGCCACGGAGCTAACCCCTAAATCCTCATCATCGTCGGGAAGGTCTAATTTGAAAACTGGTAAACTCTTATCCATAATATATATTTTTAAATGTTAAATACTCGAAGCATTTCTATAACCCGCAACCCTATTTTGGGCTGCTGTTACATTTGATTCTACAACGTGGGCCTCTATGCTTGTTGGAGCTTGCCGGGTAGCGTTGGTAATTCGGTTGACGCTTTCATTACTGATATTCGTTGTAGGATTCGGGGCCGACCCAATAGAAGGAGCGGTAACACCACCCCCAGTTATCCCGACTTCGCCCCCTCCACCACCGACAGAACCACCACCTCCCCCTTCATGGCCTGGAACTTTCACGGCTAAGATGGCCTTGACTTTGGCAAATCCTGATACAATGGCTCCCGCTGCTGCTAAAGCTCCGCGAACAGGGGACGTAGGATCGCCGGGGATAAGCTGTGAAGCAAAGGCAGCCGTTGCGGATTGATAGGTTGCAATTGTAGCCGATGCTATCGCAGCTTCTTTGCCCAATGCCGAATGTTTTCCTAATGCACCTGCCGCGCTGGTTAATATTCCTTCGGCACTCTTTGCGATTGCCTGTTTTGCCTCTAATTCCTTACGGGCAATCTCCTTTCGAGCTTCGGCGTGTGCGCGTTCTATTTCTGTCTTCTGTTCTTCAGTGAGCGTAGTATTTGAAATCGCAGTCTTGTAAGCTTGTGCTTCGAGTTTCAAACGAGCCGAAAATGATTGGCGGGAAACGTTCAGAAGGTTTTGCGTTGCTGCCCTGTAGTCATCAAGGGACTTTTTGTTAGCCTGGGCAATGATAGCGGCTTTCCGCTTTTCGGCATCGAGCATTATTTTGATATCGTTATCCGCTAACCGTTTGTCAACGTCTGAAACGTCCTGGCCGTACTTCACTAGCAAGTCCCTTTCCTTATTCAGGGATGCCGTATTCAATGCAAATAGCTCATCATCGTATTGCTCTTTCGTGATCTTACCTTTCGCGTAATCTTGCTCCAAAGCCGTTTCCTTTGCTGCAATACTTTCTTTTAGAACTTTCAAACCTTGTTCGGCCAGTTTCGTTTGTTCTTCCTTAATAGCCTTATCCCTTTCATCCGCAGCTAACTTTCTTTTTACTTCGGCATCCTGGTTGAGCTTGGCAAGTTCGGCGTGGTATTGCTCAATGGAAATTACCTTCGCCTTTAGGAAGCCATCGAGCTTTGTCTTTTCTTCCTGCTGCATCTGCCCAATATCTACCAAAGCTTTTTGGTAGCGTGACGCTGCCTGACCTTCCCCGCCGTTCAAGGCTTCGGCATCGGCTAAATCTTTGTCGAGCTTTTCGGAGAGTTCGCTGTATTGCTTTTTTAGCTCTAACATTTTCTCGGCCTGCTTCTTCGCAAGCTCGGCAGCTTTATCAGCCGCTTTTTTGTTTTCCTCATCTACATCTTTCAAATGCTTGGCTTCAAAAACGGCTTGTTGCTGTAATATTTCCTCATACTCCTTTGATCCTTTTTCGGCAAGAGATAATTTCTTTTTCCAATTGTCGCTTTCAATCTTGTATGTGTCCTGGCCCCTAGCGTCCATTATCTCAATGAGCTTGTCAGTCTGTTCAATCTCTTTTTGTAGTGCTTCCTTTCGGTGAGCTTCGGCTATATCCGCTAATTCTTTAGACTGAGCTTCGGCGAAGTTTTTCGCAACGTTAAGCCCGTTCTTTAGTTCGTCCAATGCTCCTGAAAAGTCGCCGTGTATAAGTTTCATTACGACTTTGAACGGGGTAATGATTGCTTTAATGACTGCTCCACCTACTCCGAATATTATTCCCTTTACTTTGTCAAAGATTTCGCCCAAGTGTCCAAGTCCGGGAAATATTTTAAGCACTGCCTTCTTAACCTCATCGAAATTTGCGATAAGGTAAGCCAGCGCGGATATAAGTAATCCGATGCCTGTAGCTTTTAAAGCGGTCCCAAATCCTTTCGTTGCTGTTGTGGCAACCTTTGTTCCTTCTGCTGCTTCTACCTGGGCGGTCCCTAGTGATTTGGTTGCACGGGATTGGGCATCGGTAATCTTTTTAGAAAGACCCATGACACTAATAAATGCCTTCGCGTTTCTTATACCCTCCTGGAATGCTTGCAACCCGGATAGTAATGCAATAGCTCCTTGAGTACGTTTTAATACCTCATCGAGTTGCTTGTTCTTGCCCTCGAATAAAGTTATTGCGCCGCTTGCTGCGGTAAATGCACCCACCATACCCGTACCGATAGAAGCGATTGCCTTAAATTTTTCCTCGGGGTTTAAGAGTTTAATTTCCCTATTCAATAGAGTAATTTCTCCCTTCACCTCGGCAGCTTTCTTGAGGGCAATATAATATTCGTCGGTTCCCTTAGTAGTATTATAGATTTCTTGCCTTGCTGCAATAAACTCTTTGCGCAAATTGCCAATGGTTTCCGGGGCATCCCCTAAATTGACACTTGTTCCAATTATTATTTCTTCAGCCATTGTAATTTGATTTATATAGA